CATAGAACTGAACTTCTCCAACCTGTACCACTTCCCGTTGACGCGAGTCAAAGGAGAGCGGACAGAGCTGAGAAGCTGAAACCAGTCCGACGGGAGCAGCACTTCGACAAGAGTGCTGCAGATGGTGTCGCTAGCCGATGACAAGTCGAGGGTGGTGAGATGGCCAGTGACACTAGAAGCTCTTGCGAGCTCACGGTGTTTGGCTTGATCCCTATCCAGATCTAGTCCAGCGCGCGCCCGGAGGCGTTGGCGCAAGACTGAACCGATGCCAAGCTGGATAAAGCCGTTCAATGACGGTTCTTTACAGCAAGGTCGATCAACCCTGGAGGTCTTAGGTACCTGAAAATACACGTTGCCGCGCACTTCAGTAAGATCCTCGTGACGTGTCTTCCACGCTCGGGCCCACCCGCACTCCGACCAGGAGCGCAGATGAACCCAAGCGGGGAATGTCGCTGTCATCTTTGAAGACATTTTGTGTAACACACTACACTGTCGAGATGTGTCACTAAGGGTAGCTCCCGGTCCGAACCTTCCCGTAAAAGGAGGGCAGCTGGAACCAATCGTGTCAAGTATCCTTTTCTGTACCCGTTCGACGAAACGTCGAATAGGTCCTTCATTTGGGTCACCGGAACTCGGATGACCGCTAAGAAGGAAGGAGAGGCGACGATTGGCGCGGAAGCACGAGCGCTCAGCTTCATGCCACTTCTCGAGGGTCCGCTTCACGCGGTCCTTTTGAGGGAGAGGCAGGAAATCGGCCTTCTTCAGGAATGCGACAGCAGCTGCGTCGCGGAAGAAGGCGTCAGGGCACTCGTACTGGGAGGGATCAACTTCCTTAGCGGAGAGTTGATCATACTCGGCGTATTTCAGCATCAGAGCGACGCTGAGAGCAACCGAGGACCCCAGCCCTTCCATGTAGGAGAGGGCTAAATCATGCACGTCAGGTGTCATAATGAGTTTCAAGTAAGACGAAAGGCTCACCCCTAGGGGTTGAGAGAGCCGCCGAGGCGGCGATCGACAGTTAAGTCGCCGAGTAGCCCGACTTGATGCACTCAATAATAAGCGACGAATCGATAAAATTCGTCAATTGAGCGCCAAACTCATTCACATCGGTCGTCGGCATGTCTTTGTCAAAGGTAACGTCAAGAGTGGCGAAACCTTTATTGACAACAGTCGTGCGACCGGTGGTCGAGTCCGTCTGGAGAGAGGGATACAAAAAGGTGAGGCGCAGAGCGCGCTTCTTCTTGTCACCCGAATCACGAGCGACGAGTCGAGCTTCCGGCTGGTGAGCCGCAGCAGACCCGACGGTCGTGCTTTTCCAAACGGCAGCGGTGGAGTCACCGCTGGAGGGAACGACACCCGAGTACGTGATGTCAGTGGTACCATCATTTTTCTTGATAGTGATGTTTGCCAAAGTGGGCATAACGAGACTCCTAAGGAGCAGAAAGGTTAAAGAAGAACCTGAATAAGCAGGGAGATGGCGTTCGCGGCACGGGTCGGGTTGAGAAAGCCCGACTTTCGGACACCGAGCTTAGCGCTCGGGATCGACGTCTGCCGCTGGACGTTAGTCACGGTGGAACCCACGATGATGCTACCCCACTGAGCCGAAGGCTCAATGTGAGTGACGTCAGGGTGAGACTCCATGAATGTGAC